CGGTAATTGGAAAAGAGTAAGATATAAACTCTGATTTGGATAGAATGCACACAGGTACGTGCGGTGAATTAACATCAAGATCACTATCCATGGGTCCCCCCTGAAAAGAGGAGCACTGTCAGACAGAAATTCACACTTGAAATAGGGAACGCAAGGGGGAGAGGTGCGTTTAATTTAAAAATACTTAGAAACATTTGGTTTTATAAAGAAAATATTTATATCTTTGTCCAAACAAAAATATATAGATATGGAATTTAAACCGAATGGAGCTTGGATTGTGCTCCCAGATCCTACAATCACAGAGACAGAATCAGGAATCATCTTAGATGAGGCAACCGCCTTATCAAACGCAAAAAGATCAAACATCTTAGAGGTAGTAGCAGTAGGACCGCAGTGTTCATTCATCTCACCTGGAGAAAAGGTAATGATTGACCCTAGAACGGAGGCTATAAGAACCGAAATTGATAAGAAAAACTATCTTATTGTAGGTGAACACCAGATCCTAGGTAAGTGGTAAAAGGTACTGTGAATATATCACTAGAGGACTACCATGCTTTCATAGATCAAGCTATCGACATTAAACATAAGGAGGAAAAGTTAAGGCTAGCAGCTAAAGAGCTGCAAGTATTTCTATCATTTATCTGTGATCAGATGGATATGGAAAAGCATATAGAGTCTTTTAACAAGCAATCTTCTACATCGTCTATAGAAATCATTAATGGGAGAGCTCAAATAAAGTTCAAAGATGATGTATAGTAAACTAAAATATCTTATACATAGGTTAGGATTTCATAATTGTAAATGTAGAAGACGTATATTTACAACAAAAGCAGATTACTTATGTTTAATAACGGGGAATACCCATAAAAAATTTACATTATGAATGGTAGCTATTTACAACATTTAAAGAAGACTGATAACTGCGTAGATGTCCGCTGGATCGTTAAGTACGATAAGAAAGATAGGATAAAAGAAGTAAAACAAATATATAAACCATCAGAGTATTATGCTATGAATAAACACAAAGGAAAAAATGCTAGACCTTTACATAATAAGAATGCTTTGATTAAAATTTTAGAAGATGATAAAGAAAAAGGTAACAATAAAAGCTAACACTACATATAAGTATTTACAATTATGGAATGGTATATTTAATTTAACAGAAAAAGAATTAAATATATTAGCTTGTTTCATAGATGTTAGGGGACTTATAGAAGGATCTAACTTATGTGGTGTAAATAATAAGAAAGAAGTAGCTAAACTTTTAGACATTAAAGATCCTAATACATTAAATAATTATGTTAAGAGATTTAAAGATAAAGGAGTAGTAAGAAAGAAGGCTAGAGATTATGTATTATCCCATATGTTAGAGCCTACAACAGAACAAATTATAATTAACATTAAGAAATAATGTATTTCATGGATGAGATAGCAGATCATTTTGGATTGGTAGTCTCTTATTTTGATTTAGAAGATTATGAACTAATGATTATACAAGATGAGAACGGAGAATTAATAACATTAAAAATAGGATATGACAGAGGAAGAGAAGAAGGACGATAAATATATAAAAGCCCCATCAATGTTTCAAATGATAACGTCTTTTATTAAGGATTTTGCAACATACCTTAAGAACGGAGCTAAGAACGTATCTATAGGAGAGTATAGACAACGTTTAGGAGCGTGTAATGATTGCCCCCACTTGAAAAAAGAGCATATGAGATGTGGGTTATGTGGGTGTTTAGTAGAGCATAAGGCTAAATGGAAGAACACTACATGTCCAGATACACCTCAACGATGGGCTCCTCAGACTCCTGAATATCCAGGGAAATGAGTAAAGACTTGATAATCTATAAGTTAGCTAATAAATATGATCTACCGTTAAGTAAAGTAAGACACATAGTAGAGTATCAGTTTAAATATGCAGCTAAAATTATGAAAGAAGGAAATTTTGAAGCAGTACGTTTACCTTATTTTGGTAGATTATCTGTTAATCCTAATAGAGTTAAATATATTAATAAAATAAAAAAGAAATAAAATGTGTGTAACTGATGGACATAGAACACTATGTAAATGTAAACTTTGCAATCGAGCTAGAAGGAAGATTAGAATAAAATGGTATATAAATAATTTTTGGACTGGACTTAAACTTATATTTAAACGAGCTCCAGATAGAAAAGTAGTTCACATCAGAATAAGTGAAATATTTCATCAATTCCATTATGATCTTGCAGATCCTGATTATGAGTGGGCTATTTTAAAAGATAGTATAGAAACAGAAGGTATTACAGAACCTGTACATATACAAAGAATTAGAGATCTAGATCCTTATACCCCTATGATAGAACATCATTGGATGGAACATATTGCAAACAAAAGATATTATGGAGTAGTAGATGGTAATCATAGGGTTGCTGTTGCTGCATTTTTAGCTATGGGAGATCCATTAGCTACTATACCATGTGTAGTAATAGAGCATATGAAGTATCACTCTTTATCAGATGGATATCTGGATGAAAGACATTCAACAAATGACTATTCATATTTTACAGCATTTCACACTCCTGATACTTGGTATACAAATACAGATTATGGGGAGATTATAGAAAGAAATAGAAATCTTAGGAATACAGAGAAGGCTACACGTAGTTTAGATATTAACGGTAACGATATTTATTGTGATGAAATTGATTGATGATTTAATATATATAAAAGATGGTAAAAAGGCTATGCCAAGTGCATATGCTTGTACTGTCCTAGAATTCAAAGGGTTAGATGCTAATGAACTCTCTTTTGTTTATTTTATGGTTGATCATAGATCCCCATATTCCGTTTATGAATGGGAACAACGTATTATTGAAGTAAAAAATAGTATCTTTGGGGAAGAAGAAGAGTGGACAGCGTCAACTAAAGTGATGGCAGCTTGTGCTAAATATGATAAGCTTATAGAAACCTCAGCAGTAAGATTATTAAAAGCAGCTAGAGAATCTATAGTTAAATTAGAAAAATACTTTAGATTTATAGATCTTCATGCAATGGATGATAGAGGTAAACCTATCTATTCTGCTAAGGATCTTATATCTAACTTAGAGAAGATGGGTAAGGTAGTTGATGGATTAACCAAGCTAGAAGAAATAGTAAAAAGAGAAGAACAAGCTGCTAATACTAATAGAGGTGGGGTAGAAGTAAATAAATATAACATGTAATGGGAAATTTTATTGGAGAATATAAAAATGCAATATCAGAGGAAGTAATTGATTATCTTATGGATTACTTTATGAAGAATAAAGAATGGCATGTACATGGAGAAGTTGGTACTGGTCAGGTAGATAAGAACGTAAAAAATAGTCATGATTTAAATTTATTAGATGATGGAAGGTATGATCCTTATTTAAATGAAAAGATACTCCCCTTATTAAGTCAACAATTGGATTCTGTACTAATAGAATATAGTAAAGAGTACCAAATAGACCGAGACATGATAGAAGCAGTTAATAAGGGAAGTGATAAGGATATATTAAATGCGTGGACTAATTATGGGCAATGGTGGCCCTATTCTATATTAATGAAAAGATACTTAAAAGGAGAAGGTGGATATCATTGGTTTCATGAAGATAATGGAACTGAACATCCTCATATTTATAGATCTCACGTAGTAATGTTTTATTTAAACGATGTACTTGAAGGAGGAGAAACAGAATTTCATAATCAAAAAGTAAAAGTAAAACCAGAAAAAGGGAAAGTAGTTATCTTCCCAACATATTGGACTCATATACATAAAGGACATATTCCTTTAAGTAATGATAAATACATTTGTAATTTCTGGATATTAAAAGGATCTGGGGGAGAGACTCCTACAATAGGAAATAAATGGCTCACAATCATGGGTAAGGATGGAGTAGATTTAGATACAAAAAAATAATATGGATTTTTTAGAAGAGATAGAACTATATAATAGCGCGATGGACAATGCTTATAATTTGATAACAGGTAAAATGAGTGTAGATGAATTATTCGTAGAATTTGATGAAAGTGAAGATGAGGAAGATATACTTCCATTACCTTTTAATCCTTTCTTATCAGAGAAGTTTTCGAACGCATTAATAGATGTAGTAATTGATCACTATACTCAGTATGAAGAATATGAAAAATGTGCTGAATTAGTAAAGATAAAAGAAAAGAATGCTCTTAAAGAACACAAATAGAGTTAGGGAAGCGGCTTTAACATTTTTAGAGACCGGTGCATATACTTCAGCTATCCCTGGTACTAGGGATTACTTTGAATTTTGGGATAAAGAGAAGAAAAGATGTCTGTATGGACATACTGTTGATGAGTTAACCGTTACTGGATTTCATTATTTTTATTTAAACTATTGTCCTATAGATAGAGCTATAGATGAAATATTGCCAGACGGTACTATTCAAACACGACGTGAAAGAACGTTCCCAGCATTCTATGATGGTGATTATTTCTATTTCCATGAGATAGATAAAGCAAGAGCTGATAATAAACATATGATAGTTTTAAAAGCCCGTCGTAAAGGTTACTCATATAAGGCAGGCTCTATGCTAGCTAGAAATTATTTCTTTATAAGGAACTCTAAGAACTTCGTATTTGCAGGGCAGAAAGAATACCTAATTGGGGACGGACTGCTATCGAAGGCTTGGGAGTTCTTATCGTTTGTAGATGATCACACAGCTTGGGCGCAGCCACGGTTAAGAGATAGAGAAATGACTAAAATGTCCGGGTATAAAAAGAAAGTAAATGGAGTAGATATAGAGATGGGTATGAAGTCTCAAATAATAGGAGTATCTCTTAAAGATAATCCAGATAAAGTGAGGGGAAAGGCGGGTGAGTTAGTATTCTTTGAAGAAGCTGGTTCATTCCCTGGACTCCTTAAAGCTTGGGAGGTAACTATGCCAACGATGAGACAAGGATCTAAGACTTTAGGTATGATGGTAGCATTTGGTACTGGAGGTACAGAAGGTGCAAACTTTGAAGCTATGGAAGAAATATTCTATAATCCAGCTGCATATGATTGTATGGAGTATGAAAATGAATGGGATGAAGGAGCTATGGGAACTAAGTGTGGTTATTTTATTCCTATACAAAGAAATTTAGATGGTTTTATAGATGATGAAGGAAACTCATTAATGCCTGAAGCTATAGCGTATGAAGAGCAAGCAAGAGATAAGAAGAAAGGTGCTGCAGATCATAAGTCTTTAGATCAATATATAGCAGAGCATCCATACTCTCCTCAAGAAGCTACATTACAAGTTACTGCAAACTTATTTGATATAGGATCTTTACAAGAACAATATAATAAAATTAAAGCATCAAATTTACACTCTATAGGTACAGCAGGAGATTTGCTTTATGGGGCAGAAGGTAAAATTAAATTTACAATTAACGGAGATAATAGACCTATTTTAAAGTACCCGCATAGAAAAGACGATGCTATAACAGGTACAGTAATTATATATGAAGCTCCTTATAAAAATCAGAATCAACAAGTGCCTAGAAATATGTATGTAGTTTGTCATGACCCTTACGGTCAGAATCAATCAGCTGATAATACATCTTTAGGTAGTGCATATGTTTTAAAATTACCTAATAACTTATCTAAACCTGATGATATAATTGTAGCTAGTTATGTAGGGAGACCAGCTACTACTGATGAGTATAATAGAAATTTGTTTATGTTAGCAGATTATTATGGGTGTAAAATTGGATTTGAGAACGATCGAGGTGAGGTTATAGCATACGCTAAGAGGCATAGAAAGTTACACAAACTACAAGAAGAGTTTGAAATGTTGGATAAAAAAGAATTAAGATCTAGAACAGTTAAAAGACAATATGGTATGCATATGACTGAGGCAAGAAAGCGTCAAGGAGAATTATATATTAGAGATTGGCTTGTAGCTCCTAGAGGAAAAGGTGAGGATGGATTTACATCCTTAAATCTTCATAAAATTTATGACCCAGCTTTACTAACTGAACTGATAAAATTTAATCATAAAGGTAACTTTGATAGGGTTATGTCGTTAATGATTGGTATGTTTCATACGAAGGAATTATATAATACTGAAGTTAAAGACATACTAGAGGATGGATCATCTAATGAATGGTTCGATAGGATGTACAATTAATGATATATTATAACTATACGGGTAATATTTACCTTTATAGTAAAAACGAAGGTAAAATTAACTAATTTTGTAAGCTATGGGATACGAGGGAATACCAAGACAGAAGCTGTCTATAATCAAAAAAAATAAGGAGTGGAGAGAAGCTTGTGTAGAGGCTTACATTAATTTATCAGGGAATGGTTATACACTATCATCTCGAAAAGATGATCTTCAGAAATTATACGATATGTATAATGGAGTTGTAGATACTAGTGATTATAATTTAGTATTAAAACCCTATGGAAAATCTAGAAAAAACTTTCCCTCAGAGTTACGTAATTACCCAATTATAAAACCTATTATAGATTTATTACTAGGTGAAAAGACTAAACGACCTTTTAACTTTAGTGTATCTGTTCAGAATGGAGATACAGTTACTAGGAAAGAAATGGCGAAACAAGAAACCATTTATAGAAATTTACAACAACGATTTGTTAATGCTGCTAATCAAGCGGGTATTGAAACAGGAGTATCTACTGAAGAAGTTCCAATGCCGGAGCATGTAGCAAGTTTATTTGAATCTTCATATGTAGATAATAGAGCGGTTATGGGACAACATGCTATGACCTATATAGAACACCAACAAGAAATAAAGAGAAAATTAGATAAAGCTTGGTTTCATTATCTTGTATCAGGAGAATGTTATACACATAGAGGGGTTAGACATAATGAACCATTCTATGATGTTCTTAATCCACTACATGTAAACTATGACATGGACCCAGATTTAGAATTCGTAGAAGATGGAGATTGGGCATCAGTAACTAAATATGTTCATGCCACTACATTAGTAGATCATTACTTTGACGTATTAACTGATTCAGAAATGTTAGATTTAGAATCCCCCACACATTCTGGAAGTGATATTGGGTTTTTATCATCGAGAGTAGATCAGAACACCCACGACTCAAGATTAATTGAATGCGTAACAGTATACTGGAAATCTAGAAAACGTATAGGTTTTCTCTCATTTATAGATCCGGAAACTGGAGAACCTGCAGAAGAAGATGTTGAAGATGGATTTAAAATGCCTCCTGAACTTAAACAAGTAGGAGCTAAAGTAGAATGGATATGGGTTAATCAAGTATGGGAAGGAACTAGAATAGATAATAAATTCTATGTAAACATACAACCTATAAAAAATCAAAGAACTTCTATGGAGAATCCATCTATCTGTAAATTACCTATTAATGGTAGAAGATACTCTGATGTAAATAGTGAGAACATTTCATTAGTATCTTTAGGTATACCATTTCAAGTTAATTATAATATCTATAAATATAGATTAGAACTTGCTATAGCTAGATCTAAGGACATTGTCGCTCAGTTTGATATTAATATGATCCCTAAGAAATGGGATATGGATAAATTTATGTACTTTGTAGAAGGTACAGGTATTGCATGGGTAGATTATAATAAAGAAGGTGTACAACTATCCCCTCAACATCAGTCAGTCTTAGATATGTCTATTAAAACTATAGATCAATATATCGGACTATTGAATTCTATTGTTGAAGAATGGGAAAAATTATCAGGAGTTACTAGACAAAGACAAGGACAGATAGGTAGTTATGAAGGAAAGGCTGCATCTCAACAAGCTATTGTACAATCATCTCATATTACAGAAGACTTATTTAAGAAATTTGCAGGAGTAGAACGAAGAGACATGCAAGCATTATTAGATTATTCTAAGGAAGCTTGGCATAATGGTAAAAAATCTACTTATATGATGCCTGATGGTGTAACAGAATTCTTAGATATAGATTCTATAGAACATATGGAATCTAATTATGGTATATTTCTGACAGATGCTGGTAAAGAAAAAGATAAGATAGATGGTATTAGACAACTGTCTCAAGCTATGGTTCAAAATGGTGTCTCTGTTTCTGCTATAGCTGAAATGATGGACGCAGATAGTTTCCCTCAAATTAAAGCTAAGATAAAAGAAGCGGAGAAAAAACAAGAGGAGTTAGAGAAAGCTCAACAAGAAGCTGAACAAGCTCAACAAAAAGCTCAATTAGAACAACAAGATAAGATGTTGAAACAACAAGCTGAAGATAATGAGAAAGATCGTAAGACTAAAATACAGATTGCAGAAATTCATGTAAGTGGTCAGAAAGAAGGAGCACAGTTAAATATGCAACATGGATTACAAGAACTCGAACTTAAAGAAGAGGAAATTGATATTAAAGAAAAATTAGCAAATGAAGAAATACGATCTAACAAAGCTGATGAGGCTATTGATCGAGAGAAAATCAAAGCTGATATAAAAAATACTAGAATAAGTAAATCAGAGTCTAATAAGAAGAAAGATTAATGCCATTATCATCCAAAGAACAATTAGATATAATTAAAGGATCTCTTAATGGTGAAGTAGATCAACCTGCTTATATAGCAATACAAGAAGCTGAACAGTTGATGGCTGAAGAAACTGCTATAGAACAGCAAGGACAGGATGCTCAAGAACAACCTACACAACAACCCACACAACAACCAGAGGTAGCTTCTACTGGAGGAACCGCGCCAGGGCCTAACGTACCCCCCTCACAAGGCTCATCCCAACCCCATCTAGTTAATTCCGCTTCTTCTATGGAGATAGGAATTAATCAGGCACAAGGATCGTCTAGAGGAGCTACCACACTGGGTACTGATGGTACCTATAAAAAAGGAGGACCAAAGATAGATTCTCCGCCGTTCGAAGTATCTATGTGTTCTAATGGGGAGTGGAATGGACAATCTGTTAAGACTGGATGTGGATATAGAGACTCAGCACATAATTTATATGGATCTGCAGGTATTACTTTAGGTGATATAAGTGATAAGAGTTTATCTGGTTCTGCTAGAGGAGGATTAGGATATAGTACACATGTGCCTTATTCCCCTATTACTGGTCATCTAGGATTAAGTGGTGGTACTCGATTTAACATGACTGAAAATGATACAAAGTTTCAACCTATATTTGATGCCACAGGGTCTGTAGGAATGGAAGGAGAATTTGGGGGTAACTCTCATAACTGGAGAGAACCGTGGAAATATGGTGCTGGAGTTTATGGGAAACAAGATTTAACAGGAGGTACTGGAACTACTGTTGGTTTATATGGGAATGTTGGTAAGTTCTCAGGTAAAGTAGGATATAATAGAAATACTGGACCAGAAGCTACTATAGGATTTGGTCTTCCGATAAGAAAAGAAGGTGGATTTAAATATGAAGATGGAGGACCAAAGAGACCTAAAAGTAAAGCGGATATTACGAAACTCCAACAACTTTTAGAATCTGAAGGATTTGATATAGGAAAAACTGGTGCTGATGGTGATTGGGGTAAAAATACACAAAAAGCTTTTAATAAATATACTAAGAGAACTTCAGCTGGTAAAACAAGTCTGTGGGAGAGAGTTAAAGGAGGTATTGAAAAAAGTGTGAATCCATTCAGTTTCAGTCAGGCTGCTCAAACCTATGCACAGTATATGGGTAATGCTTTGTTACAAGGATCTGGTCTGGTAGGTCAAGATGAATCATATTTTGATGTAGATGAGAACGATCTTCGTGCAGATGAAGTAGGAGCCTATAAATCAATGTTAAGACAAAATCTTAATAAAGGTAAGAAAGGTAAGATAGATTATAGAGAATATAGTAACGAGGATGATATAAATAATGCTTCAAGTTCAGAGTCAGCTAGACAAATATTAAAGAAAAAAAGTATGATGGGTATATTAGCTAAGGATAATATGCCTACGTCTGGGAGTGAGTCTACCAAACATGCATTACATGCATTAACAGGAAATGCAAGGTATACTATAGATGATGATGGTAATGTACATGTTCAAGATAATTATGATTTTAATTATTCTCAAAAGAAGCAAAAAAAATCAGGTACAACCATTTCAGAATTATGGAAACACATGACTAAAGGTAAATATTCTGATATTTATGATAATGCACACTCTGTAGGAGATCAGGTAAAATCTCGTATTCCTGTAGATATCTCTCTAGGATCTGCAACTGATATGGGATTAACACCACAAGAGATAGAATCTTTACAAAAATATAATAAAAATTCTTCTGGAGTTAAAAAAGTTAGTACTTGGGATTTAATGAAAAGAACTGTTGGATTTAAGACAGGAGGTTTTAAATATCAAGATGGAGGGATGTCAAAGAGTGGTAATTATGAACTTCCTAAATTTGGTAAAGAAAAGAAAATGCCTTATGAGGAATTATTAAGAAGACAACGTTTTCAAGAATCTAGTTTTGATCATGATGCTGTTAGTCCTAAAGGGGCTACAGGTGTTGCACAAATAATGCCTGATACTTTAGATTATGCTAAGATGAAAGGATGGGTTCCTAAAAGTACTACTATGGAGGATGTTAAAAAGTTTGACCTTGCTAAGAAGATTCAAGTTAACTATATGAATAATTTAATAGATAGAGATTGGAATAAAGGATCTGAAAAAGTTAAGAGAGCTAAGGCTTTAATAGCTTATAATTGGGGTCCTAAAAATACATTTAATAAATTAACTGAATTAAAGAAAGCAGGAGTAGATATATACTCTGATGATTTAAGTTGGTTATCTCATTTTAATGAGGAAAGTAGAGGCTATGTAGGTAGAGTTCTACAAGGGAAGGGTGATTTTGAAGAGCAATATAAAAAGGGGTTAAAAGATAATATACCACTAAAAATGAAAGGTGGAGGAACTTATTAATCAGAAATGTTATATAATAAAACAAACACCAAAAAATAAAAGAAGTATAAAAAATATGAATATATTTTGTATTTTTGTAACCTAAACCAATAAATATATATAGATATGAATGAACCAAATGAAAAAATCCAGCTTGATGACATCTCTTTTGATGACGTTATGCAGGATGTACTTCCTCAAGATGGTCTAGAGGATTTAGCCATAGACACACCAAAAGACGAAGAAGTAGAAGAAGAAGTAGAAGATATAGTAGAAGATCCCACCGATGATGAAGATGAGTATGATGAAGATGAGTATGACGAAGATGAGGATGAGGATGAGGATGAAGATGATTATGATGAGGACGAAGATGAAGAGGACGAAGATGATGAAGATGATGAAGA